GATGATCTGCCTTCGGAGGACATCCTGCGCGTCCGCGGTAAGGGCGACAAGGAGCGGCTGGCGGTGCTGGGCGCCTCCGCTCGCGCGGCGGTGGACGCCTACTTGGAGCGGGGCCGGCCGGCGCTCCTGAACGGTATGGCCACCCAGGCCCTGTTCATCAGCGAGAGAGGCGGCCGCATCGCCGACCGCAGCATCCGCCGGATGGTGGTCAAGTATACCAGGCGGGCGGTCGGCCGGGCGCTCGGACCTCACGCGCTCCGGCACACCTTCGCCACGCACTTGCTGGACGGCGGGGCCGACCTGCGCTCGGTCCAGGAGATGCTGGGCCACTCGCAGCTCAGCACCACCCAGACCTACACCCATGTGAGCCGCGAGCACTTGATGTGGGTCTACCAGCGCGCCCACCCGAGGGCCAACCTGCCGGATGGGCGGCCTCACCTGCGGGTGATCGGCCAGCCTGATGGCCAAGCGCGCACCGCGAGGCAGTCCTGATCATGCCGATCCTGTTCCAGCCGCGTTTCGTGGAGCTGATTCGCCGCGGCGAGAAGACGGTCACGCGCCGGCGGTGGCAGCGGGCGCGCATGAAGCCAGGGCGGGTCTACCAGGCCAGGATGACGCGTCTTGGCCGCCCTTTTGCGCTGCTGCGCGTGGCCTCAGTTGTGTGGGAGCGCGAGCCGGGGGCGGCGCTGGACTCCTATCTGGCGGGGCTGCCGATGGTGGAGAGAGCCCACGTGCTGAACGAAGAGGCCGAGCGGGAAGGCTTCCCGTCATGGCAGCACTTCCTGCATGTCTGGAGCGAAATGCATGGCGCGCAGGCGATGGAGGAGCCGTGCTGGCGAGTCGAGTTCGCCGTTGAGGAGGTCTGCGGGTGAACTATCCTCTCACCATCGCCGTCGACTTCGACGGCACTATTTGCCGCTATGCGTTCCCTGACTGCGGGCCGCCGCGCACCGAGGTGATCGAGGCCCTACGCGCCCTCCGTGCAGAAGGCTGGAAGATCATCATCCACACGAGCCGTGTAAACTCCGATTGGCCAGAGCCGGGGCGCACCCAGAAGTGCGAGGCGATGGTCCTCTATCTGATCTCCCATGAGGTTCCCTTCGACGAGATCTGGGGCATCGCTTTCGAATGGGTCTCCACCTCCGAGGGAACCCAGGGATACATGTGGGGCTTCAAGCCGCACCTGACCGGCAAGCCGGTGGCGCATGTGTATCTCGATGATCGGGCGATGGAGCCCGAACCTCTGTATGCGCACTTCCATGCCATGAAGAGACATCTCTGCCGGCCCGATTCCTCGCGCCGGTCTGTCTTCGCCGCCGAGGCGCTCGCCCGGTTTGCCCGGGTGATTGCGAAACGGGCCAACGACGAGCATAAGGAGTACTGACCATGCCTAAGGCCGAGAAGCGACTGATCTTCGAGACCCGCTGCCAGCGCTGCCAAGAGCAGATCAGAGTGGGCTATGCCGACTATAGGATCGAGCATCGCCCCGACCTGGCCCCCGAGTGGGAAGAGGACAAGCGCGCCGTGGTGCTCGACATGGACTCCGAGTCGGATGTATACGCGATCTCAATCGCCGAAGTGAAGCTGCTGAGTCCGACCCAGGTGTGGCGGCCCATGGGCATAGAGCGAAATGCCGGCCATGTCTATCTCTGCAGACCTTGCGCCGCAGTCATCATCGAGCGCATCCAGGAGCGAGTCTTCCGAGAACTGCACCCGGCCGTTCCCATCCGATGCGTCGGCGAGGAAGAGATGAAGGAGGCACTGCGATGCCGGTGATGATCGCCAGAGAGCGCATCCACCCGAACGACTGGAATGTCAACGCCTTCGATCCGGCCAACTACCCGAAGCTGGTGGAGAGCATCCGAGAGAAGGGCATCCTGGAGCCACTCAAGGTCATGCCGGAGCCAGGCAATCCAGGCGAGTTCCTGCTGGTCGATGGCTACCACCGGTGGCGGGCGGCCGGCGATCTCAACATCGAGGAGGTCCCATGCGAAGTGTGGGAGATCGACCTCGAGGAGGCCAAGGTCCGCGGCCTGCAGTTGAACTATCTGCGGGGCCAGCCGATCCCCAGGCGACTCGCCGAGCTGGTACATGATCTCAACAGCACCTATGCCGTAGATGACCTCGCGAGGATGCTGCCCTGGTCCGTGAGCGAGCTAGTCGACTCCCTGGAACTGCTGAAGTTCCCGCCCGATCTCGAGGCTGCGCTGGACGAGCAGGCCGCCCAGGGTGTAGGCGAGGCTCCGATTCCGGTGACCATCGTTCTCCTCGGCAAGGAGCATCCTCAGTTCGAGCGAGCGATGGCGAAGGCGAAGGAGGAGCTAGGCCGTGGCGCTCGCCGCGGCCAATGCTTGATCGAGATCTGCCGGGCCTACCTGGGAGGGGATGCCTGATGGTTCATCTTGCATGTTCCTGCGGCCAGATCATCATCACCCAGGCGAATGGGCGGATCACGCGCTGCCCGAAATGCGGGACTGGCACCAGCCTATCGCTAGAGTGCCGCCGATGGGTGTGGAATGAAGAGGACCGGATGTGGGAGCCGGCCGAGACGCTCTGCACTGACTGCGGGGCGGCCTTGCTGGTCGGGCAAGCGGCCAGCCTGGACGGTGATGACGATCTCCCCCTATGCCCCGGCTGCAGAGCCAACCGTGGGGAGCCGTGATATAATGCCGCGGCAGAGCGGTTCGCGCTCGGCCGCAATGGTGACACTCCAGCGCGAACACGTACGGACAGACGGCGAGGAACTCCAGCTACCGCCTGAGAGCCGCTGGACCTGTGACCCGGGCACCGAGTGAATCAAGGGGCAAACCAGGCAGGAAGCCGGGCGGGAAACGGATCGCTCTGCCTTGGTGATCTCGCCAAGAACAGGAAACCAAGGCTGGAAACATGTCGCCGCCCGAAGGGACAAACCAGAGCGCCCAGGTCAGCGCGGATCGGCGACTTACACAGGCGCTGAAACGCCAGCGGGCGCTGGAGATGCGCCTGGCGGGATCGAGCTATGACCAGATCGCCGAGGCGCTCGGCTATGCCAACCGGGGCGGCGCGCACAAGGCGGTCGACTCGGCGCTGCGGCGAGCGGCGAAGGGGCCGGCCGAACTCGTGCGAGAGCTGGAAGCGCAGCGCCTCGACTCATTGCAGATGCACTGGTGGGTCAAAGCGATCAGCGGCGATGTGCTCGCCTTCCGGGCCATCCTGCGCCTAATGGATCGCCGGGCCAAACTGCTCGGGCTCGATGCACCACAGAAGATCACGACGACCGTGGAGATGACCGATGAGCAGTATGCTAGAGCTTCCGAGCTTGAGCGACTGCGTGCAATTGTCGCAGTCCTTGAGCGGGCCAGACCGGCAGGAGTTGGAGGCGCTGCTGAACGCGCAGAGGCAGGCGCAGCAGGGGGAGCTGAGTGACCGGGCCTGGATCGAGAGCAACCTGTGGATCAGGGACAAGCATCGGCGAGTGGTGCGCCTGGTGCTCAACCAGGTCCAGCGGGACTATGACCAGTATCGGACCGCCCGCGATATCATCCTGAAGGCCCGGCAGGAGGGGTTCACCACCTTCATCGAGGCGCTCTTCTTCTGCGACTGCATCCGCCGAGAGAACACCGTCTCGGTGCTCGTCGCCCACGATCTTGACTCGGCCCAGAAGATCTTCGAGATCGGGAAGCTCTACTGGCAGATGCTTCCTGCCATCGAGAAGCTCCGCGTGGGCGAGCCATCCCGCGAGAACAAGCGGGAGTTCATCTGGCCAAATGGGTCGCGGCTCTACTGCGGCACGGCCGAGAGCGGCCGCTTCGGCCACGGCCTCACGATTCACAACCTGCACTGCAGCGAGGTCTCGCGGTGGACCAACCCGAAGGAGGCGCTCATCGCCTTGCTCGGGGCGGTGCCGGCCGACGGGCGGATCGTGCTGGAATCGACGGCCAACGGGATCGGCAACGAGTTCCACCGCATGTGGCTGGAGACCAGGAACCCAGGCAGTCGATTCACCGGGCACTTCTACACCTGGTTCGAGCACCCGGAGTACTCGGCGGCCGTGCCGGCCGACATGGCCCCACTCGCCCCGGATGAACAGGCCTTGGTGCGGCGCTATCATGTGACCCTCGGCCAAATCCAATGGCGGCGGCTGATGCAGCATGATCTGCGGGACCGCTTCAAGGAGCAGTATCCCGAGGATGACATGTCTTGCTTCCTGGCGAGCACGCGCGCCGTCTTCGATCTGGAGGCGCTGAGCCGGATGGCCGCTCGCATCGCCGGGGAGCCGAAGCCCGAGTCGATCACCTCCCTGCGTACCTCGGGCGACCAGTCGCTTTCCCTGGCGCCCGCTCATCTGCTGGTGTGGAAGCGGCCGCAGCCGCAGGCCGTCTATGTTATCGGGGCCGATATCGGAGAGGGCCTGCCGGATGGGGATGCCTCCTGCGCGGTGGTGATCGAGCACCGCTCGGGCGAGCAGGTGGCGGAATTGCACGGCCGCGTGCCGCCCGACCGATTCGGGCACCTGCTCGACGCGCTGGGCCGGCGCTACAACCGGGCGCTGCTGGCGGTGGAGCGCAATAACCACGGGCACTCGACTCTCAACACGCTGCGGAACTCCTGTCGTTACCCGCGGCTCTACTACCACATGCGGTATGACGCGCGGACAGGCACGCAGCCGATCCTCGGCTGGCCGACTGACCAGGCCACCAAGCCGATCCTGGTGGATGATCTGGCGGCGGCGATCTCCGAGGGCAGTATGGTGATCCACTCTGAGGGCCTGGTCGGCGAGTGCATGACCTTCGTGGCCAAGCCGACCGGCCAGGAGGCCGAAGAGGGGGCCTATGATGATCGGGTGATGGCGGCCGGCATCGCCTGGCAGGCGCGCAAGCGGGCGGTGGCGCGCTGGACCAGCCAGCGCCCCGAGGGGTTGTAGGTGGCCAACGACCCCGCATATCAGTCATGGGCCGATCTCTGCGAGGCCGTGTCGCGCGCAGCCGTTGGCGGGCACGGTCGTCTGGTGATAGAGATCGCCATGTCAGCGGGGCAACCTCGGGAAGCGCATGTCCTCACATGGGAGCCGAAATACCTACTCGGCCGATCGCAGCCGCCATTGACGGGAGCCTCACCCCTTCCTAGAATACAGCCAACCAAATAACGCGCCGGCGTTGACACGACGAGGCGACCCCAGAAACCGCGCAAGCGGCCGGGGCGCCTCTTTTGCATGGCGGGCATGGAGACGATCAATGGCGCTCGACCTCACAGTCTATCCTCCGACCGCGCACCAGGAACGCGTCCTGGGATATGCCCGGTTCGAGAAGCTCTTCCTGGGCCGGCACAAAGAGCTGTGGAACATCCAGCCGGGCAAGTATCAGCTGCGCCGCTACATCATCGCCAACTTCGCTGGCCTGATCTCCCGCCTGTCGGCCGACTTGCTCTTCGGCGAATACCCCGACTTCCTGGTCGCCGAGGAGGATGAACCTGCAGCCGAGGCGCTGGCCCAGATCGTCATTCAGAACAGCCTCGAGCTGATGTGCTATGAGTCGGCGCTGGCCAACTCATTCCGGGGCGACGCGGTGCTCAAGGTGCGGTGGGGGAAGCGCACTCCCCAATCGGAGCAACCAGAAGCGATCATCGAGGAGGTGCCGGCCGGCATCTACTTCCCTGAGATCGACGAGGATGACGTCCGCCGGGTGCTGCGGGTGACCCTGGCCTGGGTGAAGACTGACCCGACGAATCCGGGGATGCGCTATCTGCGCCTCGAGGAGCATGAGCCGGGCGTGATCCGCCACCGTCTGCTGCGATTCACCGGCGGTCGGGCCACCGAGCAGGTGCCGCTGGAGACATTCGAAGCCTATCGGGGCCTGCCCGAGGAGGAGGAGACCGGCCTCGATCACATCCCGATCTTCCATGTGCCGAACTTCCGCTATGGGTCGCGCTTCTGGGGAATCAGCGACTACGAAGGACTGGAGTCTCTCTTCGAGGCGCTCAACAACCGCTACTCGCAGATCGATGTGGTGCTGGATAAGCATGTGGCCCCGAAGATCATCTTGCCCCCGGGGTTCATCGACGAGGAGGGCAAGGTCGCGTTCCAACACATGGAGGCCATTCAGATCGATCCTGGGTCCAGCCCGCCGAGCTACATGACTTGGGAGGGTCAACTCGCCGCCGCCTACCAGCAGGTCGAGCGGCTGGAGGAGCTGCTGTTCATCTGCTCGGAGACCTCGCCCAGCGCGTTCGGCCTCACGAAGTACGGAACGGTCGAGAGCGGCCGGGCGCTGAAACTTCGGCTGATTCGCACTCTGGCCAAGATCAACCGCAAGCGGCTCTACTACGACGCGGCGCTGAAGTCGGCGCTGCTCACCGCCCAGATACTCGATGTGACTCACGGCTCCGGCAGATATGAGCCGGCCGAGCCGACCATCCAGTGGGCGGATGGCCTGCCCGAAGACATGGTCGAGATGGTGGAGATCGAGTCGCAGCGATTGACGGCCGGCAATACCTCGATGGAGTCCTCGGTGCGGCGGCTGGATGGCCCCGATGCAGTCGAGGCCGAAATGGAGCGCATCGCCGAGGAGACCGGGCAGGCAGTGGCGCTCACCGGCGGGGCGGGAGCCGGCCGCGGCAAGCCGGTCGGCCAGGGCGAGGAGCAGCAGGGCGGCGAGGGGGGCGATCAGGCATGAGCCGCGTCTTCCGCAGCCGGGTCTACGGGCGCATGAACAAGCAGGGCCGGCGCCGCCTGGGCCTGCAGGGCCATCGGCGAGAGGATGTCTGGCGCATGATGGCCGAGCAGGAGGCCTCTCTGGCGGCCACCGCCTGGTGGCGCAGCCTCCCCGGCTGGCGGCGGCTCTGGCTGCGTCTCCTAGTGTGGCTCAGAAAGGCCCCCAGGTTTGGCCGTGTGGGCCAAGTGCGGGCGGGCCGCAGCCGTTCCCCCTCCCGAGCGGCCACCGCCCCACCCGCCGCCACAGGCGCAGCCACGCAGGGACGGTAGGGGCGCGATGCCCCCGCCGATCGGCCGGCGGCGAATCGAGGAGTTCCGGCGCGCCTTCCAGGGCGAGATCAACTCCCTGGCGGCACTCTATCGGAACAGCGCCGCCGATATGCTCGACGTGCTCGGGGATGCCACCGCGACCCTCTTCGCCCGCCAGCGCGCTATCGCCCATCTCCGTCAGTATCAGACGATGCTGGCCACCCTCCACGACGAGGCGGCCGCCTGGATCGAGACCAACATCCCTCGCGCCTATCACATCGGCCTGGAGTTCGCAGACGAGGGGGCGCGCAACATCCGCAAGGCCGGGGTGAACCTGGGCCGGCGCCAGCGCGAGGTCTTCTCGCAGGTGCATCGGGAGGCGGCCCAGGCGGTGATGGAGGAGATGCTGCGCACCACCGACTTCGCGGTGGCCCAGATCGGCCGGCGGGTCAATGACGTCTTCCGCCGCGTGGGCGTAGAGGAGGTGGCGAAGGGGATCGCCGAGGGGAAGACGCGCATCGATGTGAGCAGGCAAATCAGGGAGAGGCTGCTGGCCGAGGGCCGGCCCTACTTCACCGACAAGCTCGGCCGGAAGTGGGACCTGGACCGCTACTCGGAGATGGTGGCCCGTACGACGACTCGCGAGGCGATGACCAAGGGGACTATCAATCGCCTACGGGAGCATGGGATCGAGCTGGCTCAGGTCTCGGCCCACAATGCGGCCGACTTCTGCGTCTACTACGAGAACGCGGTGGTCAGCATCGGCGATGTTCCCCACCCCGTCTACCCATCGATCAGCTCCATTGGGGGCGGCCCGCCATTCCATCCGCGCTGCGTGCATGTCCTGACACCATTCGTGGAGCGTTTGGCCACCGACCAGGAGAAGAAGGCGGGGATCATCTCGCCTGACGTCCTCAACAGGTCTCCAGCCGAACTGCAGCGGCGCTTCCGCAGGGAGTTCCCGGGCCGAGCGCGGGCGGCCGGCAGGGGAGCGGTAGCGCGTCGAGTGGCTCAGCGGAATCGGCCGGCAGGCATAGCGCAACCGGCGCCGGGGGAAAAGCCGAGGCTGCCTGACGCGCCCTTCGCCAACGCGGCGCAAGCCGAGGGGTGGATGCATGAACACTATCCCGAGGTGGCGGTGGATTTCCGGGGAGTGCATTCAAGTTATCTGACCCGCGTGGTGAGCCAATGGAATGAGATGGCCCATGAATATCCCGCGGTGGCCCGCGGGATCACCTACTTCGGCACCTATGTCGAGAAGCAGAAAATGCCGGAGGCGCTGCGCCAGGCCGCCACCGGCTTCCACGGGGAGTTCGCCCATGCCTGGTATGTGCCGGGGCGCGGCCCCTATGCTGCCGATGAGCGCGTGCTCGCCCTGAACCCCGGATGGTTCGCCTCGCCCGAACGCCTCGAGGAGGCGCTCAAGTCGAGCGTGGCCGCCGGCTTCCATCCGGCCGGGTGCGACACCGTCGAATCCATCATCACCCACGAGTTCGGCCACCATGTGCACTACTGGTACCAGCGGGTCGATGCGAGCGAAGCCTGGGCCGAGGTGGTGGCGCCCAGCGGGTGGGGGCTGACAAAGGACACTTTCAACATGTGGTGGGGCGCCTGGTCTGACACGACTGCCCGCCAGTTGGTGAGCATCTATGGCTCGACCAGGCCCAGCGAGGGATTCGCCGAGGCCTTCGCCGCGCTCCATCATGCGCCGGCCGGCTGGAGCAATGAGTATGCTGACTCGCTGCGAGAGCTGCTTGCCATCACCGGCCCCAATGCGCGAAGATACGCCCGGCCACAGTATCGGTGGCTGGATGAACTGCCTACGGCCGGCAATGCCAGGCGGCGGGCATGGAGCCGTCTCGAGGCGGCCGCCAAGCGTATGGGGGTGAACATCTGATCATGAGCGGCCCAGCTCCACTGTGTCTCTACTGCGCGCGCTTTCGCCGGGGCGAGGTTGGCCCCGCCGGCCCGACGTGCGAGGCCTTTCCCGCGGGCATACCTGATGAGATCTTCCGCATGGTCCACGACCATAGGCGTCCCTACCAGGGAGATCAAGGGAAGCAGTTCCTACTCCAGCCAGGAGTTCAGTTGCCGAGCTATCTGCGCCGGGTGCGTCGGCCTGACTCCTCCGTCCTCCCCAGGTTCGACATGTCGGAGTGATCGGCATGCTCGCCATGTTGCTGGTTGCCGTCGCCGGAATGAAGCTCCTGGTGGGCCTATGGGCCTTGCTTCGGCTCCGCGGCTACACCGGCGAAGGCTGCCGAACCGGCATTCCAGGCAGGTTAGCGCATCCGGGGCCGAAAACGCCGCGCCACGTTGGCTTGAGCGGGGCGCTTCGAAGCGGGCATGGGGTAGAGGGGCGGGCCGATCGGCCGATTTCCCCTGCTGTGTGAGTCTCTCTGTTGACAGGCCACCGCGCCGTGCTATGATGGTGGCCGAAACCCAATAGTTTCCCGCTGGCGTTGACACGACGAGGCGGGCTTCTCAAAGCCGATGCAACCGCGTGGGCCATGAGAAGCTCGCCTTTTTGCTTGGGACTGGAGGCTGGATCGCGATGCCTGTGCGGGCAGTGAAAGGCGGATTCCGGTGGGGCCGGCACGGCAAGGTCTATCCCACCAGGGAGCAGGCCGAGCGACAGGGCAGGGCCGCATTCGCCGGTGGATATCGCGGTCGGAAGGCAGGTCGCGCCGGCAAAGCGAGTCGGCGATTCAAGGCGGGCCGCCGTCCAGGGAGGTGAAGGCTGATGGCTGATATCAAGATCGACAATGCCACCATCTCCGACGATCCATATCCTCCAGAGAAGCGAACGGCATTGGCCCGCAAGCTCTCCGATGCGGGGGATGCTGTCGCGATCAGGGAGGCCTATCTCTATGTCCCCAACCTCGAGAACTCGAGTGAATGGGGCGGCCCTCATCACGAGTTGAAGGGCAATACCCTGGTGGTCAACCGCCGCGCGGTGCATGCCAGGCTAGGCGAACTCCACGGCGCTCGACATGCGGGCGGCCCTCACTGGCCCCGCGCCGCTATCGTCGCCGGGCTGGCCCATCTCCGCAAGCATTACCGGGGCATGGAAGAGGAGATGCCCGAAGAGTCGGGCGACTAGGAGACCCGCATGCGCATCAACAACCAGCGGATTTCCGACTTGGCCTGGGATGACGAGGCCCGGGTGGAGCTGGAGCAGGCCCTCGGCGGGGCCTCCCGCGAGATGTTTGACGAGGCCTACTGCTATGTCTCCAAGGATGGCTCCCTTCGCGCCGGCCCGCATCACGAGGTGCGAGACGGGATGATGGTGGTCAATCGGGATGCAGTCTATGGCTGCGCTTCCCGCATGCGCGAGAGCGCCGAGCGCGCGACCGAGGGAGCATGGGGCGAGGGCCGGCCCTATGAAGAGACTCATCTGCGCCGCAGCGATCGGGTGAAGGCCCTCCAGCACCTCGGCCGGCACATGAAAGACATGGAGAAGGTGGCGATGTACGCAGGGGAATGACGAGGCCCGACAGGGCCTCTCGTAACTCGCTCGTCCGCCAGCGATATGGTGGGCACTTTCGCCGCGGGGCGTCAACACCGAGGAGACTGAGATGGCAGACACCGACCAGGAGAAGACGGGCGACGGGCAGGGCCAGGAAGGAGCCGGAGACGGCTCCGGCCAGGGTGGCCAGGGCGACGGGAAGGGATCGCAACCGCCGGCGACACAGGCGAAGGGCGTTACCCTCAAGCTTACTCAGGAACAGGTCGGCCGACTGCTCAAGGATGGCACGCTGGAGATCGAAGACTCGATCTTCACCGGCGCCGTCCAGGAGCGGATCGGCCAACTGACTGCCCGGGCGAGGACGGCAGAGCGGAGGCTGAGTGAGATCGCCGCCGCCCAGGAAGAGACCGAGCGCAAAGCTCTGGAGGAGCAGGAGAAGTACAAGGACCTCTACGAGAAGGAGCGCGTGGCCCGCGAGAAGGAGGCGACGGCCCGCAGGGGCGACGTCATCCGCTCGCAGTTCCTGGTTGCCGCGACCAAGGCCGGAGTCATCGACACCGACGCGGCATTCGTCATCGCGCAATCGCTGCCGGGCTATGCATCGGTGGCGATGGATGATGAAGGCCGGGTTACGGGAGTCGACGATCTGGTCAAGGCGCTGGTCGAGCAGAAGCCCTATCTGGTCTCCACCCAGCCGAATCCGAAGCAGCAGACCGTGGGGTCGGTGAGCAATCCGAATCAGCAGGAGCCGCCCGCCCCGAAGACACTCGCCGAGGCCGGCGACCGGCTGGAGCAGGCGCTGAAAACCGGCACCCTCTAGCCGCCTGGCCTCCGGGCGACAAGGAGACTAGAAGATCATGGCTGGTGCGACTCTGACGACACTGGCAGAGCTAATCGTCAAGCTCTATGCAGGCCCCTGGGTGGACGCGCTCCACAAGGAGACGTTCATGCTCGTCCGCCTGGGCGAACGGGGCAATGTGAAGACGGGCCGCGGCAACGGTATCCGCTGGCCTGTGCGATATGCGGGCAACACCTCCGCCAGCTCCTATGGCGAGGGAGATGCAGGCGGGGGCGCGGGCAACCAGGCGGCCAAAGAGGCCTTCCTGGCCTGGAAGAGCAACCGGGTGGAGATCTCGGTCAGCGGCCAGGCCTTTGCGGTGGGCGCAGGCGGCGGCATGGTTGTCGATCCGCTCCGCTTCGAACTGGACAATGGGCTGCTGGACATGCGCTCTAACATCAACACCGAGCTGATGAGCGATGGCACCGGCAACTCGAACAAGGACATCACCGGGCTGCGGGCCGCCATCGCGGACACCGGCACGTATGCCGGCCTCGACCGCTCCACGTACACCTGGTGGAAGGCCTACGTCAACGCCAATGGCGGCACCCCGCGCAACCTCACCGAGGCGCTGATGCGCGACGTCAAGAGCACCATCCTCGAGACGCGCGGCGGCCGCGTGACTGCCATCTACACTGGGTCGGCCCAGTGGTACAAGTACGGCGATCTGCTCCGGGGAGAGCGCCGGCAGCAGGACCCGCGCACCCTGACGGGTGGCTACCAGGCGCTGGACTTCGAGGGCATTCCCCTGATCCTGGTGCCCGGCTATCCCACCGGCCGCATGGACTTCGTCGACGAGAATCTCCTCGAATACCACATGTTGCCGGTGACGAGCGAGAATGCCGAGATCGCCGGCCTGCGCAATGTCGTGGCAGTGCCGGGCGTGCCTGGTTTTGGCATCCTGGTTCTTGGCGCGACCAAGGACGCTGCCGATTTCTGGGTGATCCACTACTCGCAGCTGGTCTGCCGCAACCCCTATCGGATGGGGTCGCTGCAGGACCTGGCCTAGTCGACTGGCTGACCAATCACCTTAGAGACAGGAGAGGCAACCAATGCCGATTGACGAGGCCACAAAGGCGAAGCTGAATACCCTCACGTGTCCCAACCTCACCGAAGTGGCGCTGGGCACGATCATCCAGGACTTGCAGAATGGGGTTGTGGCCGGCCATGTCGACGAGGTGGGACTCCACATCGGGGCTGGCAACACCATCGAGCTGAAGAACCTGGGTGTGGTCACAGGCCGGATTGCCGACGACGCGGTTACCAAGGCGAAGGTGAACGCGGATGTGGCCGGCGCCGGCCTGGGCCAGAACGCGGATGGCTCTCTCGAGGCGAAGGTCGACGGTTCGACCATCGAGATCGCTGCCGATACCCTCCAGGTAAAGGCGGGTGGTATCGGTGCGGCTCAACTGGCCGCCGATATCGCGCTCACCATTCGCCATCGGGTGACCGCGGCCGAGGTCAATGCCGGCCATACCCTGGTCACCCCGCCGAGCGGCCGCGCTGTTCGCCTCGTGGATGTCGCCCTGATTGCCATCGGCGGCGCTGCCGCTGGCGCAACGACGGTGGACATCCTCGATGGCGCGACCAAGCTGCTGGCGGCGGCCGTGGCCGGGCTCACTCAGTCGGCCCTGCTCCGCGCAGGGGCAGCGAATGCCGCCATCCTCGCCGATGGAGCATCATTCGTGGCGCTCGACGCGGATGATGTCATCACCATCGGGAAGACCGGAGACGACCTCTCGGGTTGCACGCACATTGATGTGATCCTGACCTATGCCCTGGCCTAGTGGGGCGACGGCATGAGGACGGGATAGGCAAGCGAATGCGCGGGGGCCGGCCACCCCCACACCGCCTCTTGGCAGGGCCGGCCCCCGTCAGATAAGGAGATCCCGATGCGCAGAGAGGACATGCCGCAGGAAGACGCGGAACTGACTGCGGCGGCTGCATCTGAGACTGAGGTTCCAGGGGGCGAGGCGACGCCGGTCGCACCGGCCCCAGAAGCCGCGCCGGTTCCAATGGCCGTGGTTACGGCATCCGTTGAGCCGCGAAAGCTCGGGCTGCTTGGCCGAGCAATGGCGCTGCCGGAGCCGAACCGGACCCAGGAGTTGGAGCGGATCACGCAGACAGGGATGGCCATCAGCCTTCGCAGCCTCACCGGCAAAGATCTGCTGGTGCGGTATGGCGAGCACATCCTGGTGGTGCCGCCGACGCCCAAGCCGTTCATCCCCGGCCACGCCATTCACATCCTCTGGTATCACGCGGCGGATGTCGAGGAGGAGAGCTAGGCCGTGGCCCTCGACGCCACCATCGGCGGGGCGGCCAGCAACAGCTACCTGACGCTGGAGGCGGCCGGCGCTTACTTCGGCCAACGCCTCCATGCGAGCGCCTGGACTTCGGCCTCTGAGGCCGATCGGGAGAAGGCGCTGCTCATGGCCTGCCGCCGCATCGAGGCCTGCCGCATCCGGGTGCACCGCCGGCCGTACGGCTACCCCGGAGCGCCAGCGGAGGGACTTCCCTATGATCCGCTGGCCCCGTATCTGCAGACTCAGGCGCTGTCATTCCCGCGCCGGAAAGATCGGGACAGCGCCGGCGCCTGGATCATCCCCCAGGCCGCGAAAGACGCGCAGTGCGAAGAGGCGCTGGCGTTGCTGGCCCGGGGAGCCGAGCAGGAGAAACGGCGCGCGCTGCAGGCGGCGGGTGTGACGAGCTTCTCGGTCGATGGTCTCAGCGAGACCTATGGGGCCGGGGCCGGCCAGCATGCACTTGAGAGCAGCGAAGCCAGGGCATTGCTCGCGCCCTACGTCGACCGGGGCGGCATCATCGCCGCCTCCGACTTGCCGGAAGGCGAGTGGTCTCCGGGGAGCGGGTGATGATCGAGGATAAGCTGGCTCAGGATATCTGGCGCAAGCCGAAGACAGGCGTGGACGAGAACGGGCAGCCCACCTTCGGCGCGGCCACGCAGATGAAGGGCCGGTGGCTTCAGAAAAACCGGCTGATTCGCAATGCCCAGGGAGAGCAGGTCACCTCGGATGTGACGGTGACCCTTGGGCCGGGTGAAACCATAGCGGTCGGGGATCGGCTTTCTCTCGACCAGACAGTCTACGTGGATGTGATCGCCCTCTCGGTCCCGCGGGGGCTGGGGGGTGCGGCCATCCTGAAGTTGGCCTATCTGCAGTCGCAAGGAGTCCCGAGTTAGCATGCCCACCATCGGCCGCCGGGCCTACGGCAAGTATGGAGTCGTCTTCACCGGCATCGCTGAGATGACCCGGCAGCTTGGCCGGGACGGCGAGGTATGGAAGCGCGTCCAAGGCGCGGCGGTCCAGGGCATGATCGAGAACACCGAGGACTTGCTGGGCCGCGCCATGCGGGACGCGCCCGTGGATGAGGGCACGCTGCGGGCCAGCGGGCATGCGGCCGTCTACGCGAACGGTCAGGCAGTCGCCCGCCGGGGCTTCCGCGAAGTGGCGGACCAGCCTGAGGCCCCCGAGATGGTCGAGCGGAAAGTCGTCGAGGGCGGCCTGGGCGACGCTGTTGTCGGGGAGGCGGGATTCAACACTCCCTATGCGCTCGTGCAGCACGAGCGCCTGGACTTCAACCATCCGAAGGGCGGCAAGGCCAAGTACCTCGAGGATAACCTCAAGGAACAGGCCGACCGCTATCAGGAGAACCTGGCGGATCATCTGCGAGGGGCGCTGGCATGAGCCTGCTGATCGACCAACTTGCTGCCTACTTGGACGGGCAGGGCGAGGGAACCGTGGCCATTGATATCTTCAAGCGCCACCGGCCTTCCTCCCCTCTCGCCTGTGTGAGCATACATGGCACGGGCGGTTACCCGCCAGATCGCTACACTCAGCGGGAGCATCCGACCGTCATGCTCTTCGCCCGGGCTGGCACACCAGACGGCGCGGAGCGGAAGGCATATAGCCTCTACAGCAAGTTGCATGGCAAGCAGAATGTCGATCTTGGCGGCGGCCTGTGGGCGCTGACCATCGAGGCGCTCAACAGTCCGGCCTATGTGGGAACCGAGCAGGCGGGGAATGCGACCGCGCACCTCGCTTCATTCAACATCGCTCTCGATCTGAGGACCCCATCCTTATAGGCGAGGGCAAGAGGAGAAAGGGACGTGGCTACTACGATCACGGATGTGAAGCCTTCCTATGGGAAGGCCGCTGATGCGATCACCGTGCTCGGCACGGGATTCATTGACACGCCGACCTTGACCGAAATCCTGGTGCGCAAGCACGGCACCACACCCTGGACAGTGGTGGACCCAACGCGGGTCGCCTATGTCTCGGCGACGGAGTTGACCTTGACGCTGCATGCCACCGAGTTTCCCTCCGGCGGCATGTACGATATCGGGGTGGCCGATGACGGCGAGACTACGCCGGATGGCTACCTGGCCTCGGCGTTGTTCTTCTATGTGGCCGGGGTGGCCGATCCCGATGCGGTGATCAAGGGCGCGCCCGAGGCGATCTATGTCGAGGGCCGCTACATGGGGCACTCGCATGGCGGCCTGGACCTCGAGCATGAGGTGGAGACCTCGGACATCGAGACTGACCAGTCGCTGGTGCCGGTGCGGACGGTGAAGGTCGGCGAGACCTTCTCGCTGGCCGTGCCGCTGGCGGAAGTCAGCCTCGAGAACCTCAAAGATGTCTGGGGCATCTCGGCCACCATCGAGGACCTGGGCAGCGGCCGGCGCCGCCTCACTTTCGGCGGCGACACGGCCATCACCGAGAAGCCGGTGATGGTGATCCTGCCGGCCGGCAGCGGGAAGAAATGGGCGGTGACCTTCTACCGCTGCGCCATCGTGGCCCCCGGGGCGCTCTCCTGGAACCGCGACGACCAGGTCGACCTGCCGCTGCAGGTGACGATCCTGGCCGACACCAGTCGGGCGGTCGGCGATCAGGTTGGACGAGTCGAGGAATACGCCGCCTAGCGCGGCCAGACAATCCAGGTGGGATCGGCCGGCCTCTGCCTAGCAAGCCGGCCAGTCCTACCGGGGCAGGAGAGTGCAATGGGAGAAGGTGTTCAGCCGACCCCGGCTCAGGTGGTCTTGCCGCAGGAGCGCCGGTTCATGGTGGGCGAGAAGGAGATCGTCGTTCGCCCGCTGGTGATCGGCGATTACGAGCGGGTGGCCGCCGACCTGGGCACCATCGTCAAGCAGATCATCAACGAGCACCCCGAGATCGAGCTGACCAGGCTTGACCAGCATCTGGAGGTGCTCCTCCCCATCATCACCAAGTGGCTGGGGCGAATCCTTGAGCGGCTCCTCGGCATCGAGGAGGCCTATGTCAAGGAGCATCTCGATCTGGCCCAGGCATTGGGCATCGTCGTGGCCATGATGGAGATCAACCAGCTACCGGTGATCTCGGGTTTAGTCGTGCGCGCCCTCCAGATCGCGAGAACGAGGACACCCTAGCCTTCGGCTGGGCGGGCGCGTTCGATCTGCTGCAACATGAGTACGGCTGGACGCATGAGTATGTGCTTTGGCACGTGACTCCCGCGCAGGCGCTCGTGTGGGTGGAATGCATCCGCAGGCGCCGGGCACTCCATCGAGCCGATCAACTCGACCTGCGCTATCTGGCCGGGGCCGCCGCGCAGGGGGGCCGCAAAGCCTGGCGAGCGCTGCGATCGGCCGTGCGCAGGCTGCGACGAGAGGCCGGAGTCGAGCGCCCGATGGACCCCGAAGAGCTGATCCGCTCCCTGGGCTTGACTGACCGGAGAGGGCAATGACTGTCGGCGCAATCGTAGCCCAGCTGCGTCTCGACATGACCAACTTCCGCGAGGGGCTGGTCAAGGCCAACTCGCTGCTGGAGCAATATAGCGCGCAGGCCAGCCGCGCCGCCACGGTGCTCGCTGGCTTCGCCGCCGCCGCGGCCGGCGGCCTGGGTGTGGCGGTCAAATGGACGGTCGAGTTCGAGCGCGAGATGCGCAATGTGAACTCGATCCTGCAGGAGACCGAGCCGAACATCCGGGCGCTCGGGGATGCGGTGCTGGCGCTGGCCGGCAAGACGGGACAAGCGCCGGCCGTGCTGGCGCGAGGCCTCTACGATATCGCCTCCAGCGGCTTCAATGGAGCGGAAGGCCTGAAGGTCCTGGAGGCCGCCGCCAAGGCGGCGACTGCCGGTCTGAGCACGACTGCCGTAGCCTCCCGCGCTATCACCGGCGTGCTCAATGCCTATCGCCTCAGCGCAGACCAGGCCCAGGAAGTCTCGGACATCATGTTCAAGACAGTCGAGCGAGGCGTCCTGACCTTCGAAGATCTGGCCCAGAATGTCGGCGAAGTGGTGGCCGCCGCCGCCACCGCCAATGTGAAGTTCGAGGAAGTCGGGGCGGCCATCGCCGCGATGACGAAGGCCGGCATCCAGCCGGCCGAGGCCTTCACCTCCCTCAACCGAGTGATGATGTCCCTCATCGATCCCACCGATGATGCCAAGGCCGCAGCAAAGGAACTCGGTATCAGTTGGGACGCCACCACACTGGCCAGCAAAGGTCTGGTGGGCATCTTCGGCGATCTGGGCGCGGTGCTCAAGACCTCGGTCACCGATATCGACGCGCTGGCTAAGGCCGGCGCCAGCGAAGCCGAGATCATGCAGGCGGTGGCCCAGAATGCGGGCATGTCGACGGAGAAACTGACTGCCCTCTTCCCCGAGATTCGCGCGCTGCGGGGCGCGCTGGTGCTGGCGGCCGATGGGGCCAGCGTTTTCCGAGATGAGTTCTCGCTCATGGAACAGGCGACCGGGGCCACTGCGAAGGCGCTGGCGCAACAGGCCAAGTCTCTATCGCTGCAGTGGCAGAAGACCTGGGCGAGCATCCAGGCCTTTGGCATTCAGATCGGCTCCGCGCTGCTGCCCATCCTGAAGGCTTTCACCGGGGTGGTGGGGACGGCCGTTTCGCTGCTACAGAAGATGCCCGCGCCCCTGCGCACCTTGCTGACGCTAGTGGTGGCGCTGGCGGCCGGGGTTGCCGCGCTCGCAGCCGCCTTCATTCTTTGGAACACGCAGATGAAGCCGGCCGTGCCGCTGATCACCGGCATGATCAGCTCGATCCGCCAGATGATCGTGGCGGTGGCCACGGCGAATGTCACTCTGGCCAGTTCGGGCAAGGCCCTGGCCACCATGCTCATCCAGGTGAAGGCCCTTGGGACTGGTCTGGCCGCCAGCGCGCGCTCTATCAGTGTGGCCAATGTGGCCTATGGCGCCTTGGCCACCATCGCTATCGCCGTCGCCTCGGCCGCCATCAAGGCCAGCGCCGATGTGGACGAGTTCAACGACTCTCTCCAGCGGCTGGAGGACCGGGCGCAGAAGGCCCGGGCCGAGGTCCAGCGATTCCCTGAAGAGTTGAAGCTCACCTGGGCGCAGGCATTCTTGCAGCGCCTCACCCCCGTCGAAGGCGAGATCACCCGGCTGCGCCGGGAGCAGATGATACTCTTCGAGGGAGGCGTGGAGCTAGCCGAGCGCCGCCAGCGCGCCGAGATGACCGCGGCCAAGGAAACAGAGGCCGCCCAGCAGCGCCTCAATGAGATACGGCAAACCGCCCTCAAGAATCGCCTCGATGAGATCGAGCAGGAGCGGCAGGCTCGCATCAAGGCGGGAGTGGATGAGCAACTGGCCAATGAGATCGCCGCGCAGGAGCGCGTGGCGGCCGAGCAGCAGGCCAGCACCGAGGTGCTGAAGCTCGAAGCAGAGATACTCGAGGCCCAGGGCAAGACGCATGAAGCGCGCGTGAAGGCCATCCAGGCCGAGGCCGAGGAATGGCGACAACAGAATGAGAAGCGGCTTGGTGCAGAAAAGGCGTCGGCCGCGGCCGAGCAGATCAAGCGGGCGAAGCTGATCCAACTGGCGCGGCAGGAAGCCGAAGAACGCGCCCAGGCCTTCGAAGAAGCGGCCAAAGAGATCGTCTCCAATTGGCTGGAGGCCGCGGATTCAATGCGCCAGGCAGATCGGCTCTCCACCTCCGAGTATCTCAGCCAACTCACCAAGGTGCTCGATCTGATCCACCAGATCGATGCCGCTCGGGCGGCGGCCGGCCAGAGTCGCATCTTCGCCCAAGATGAGGTGCGCATCGCGCAGACCATCCTCGCCGAGCGCAAGCGCATGCAGACGGAGCTTGAGGCGGGCGAGAAGCGGCTGGCCGATGCCCGGAAGGAATGGGCGCGGGAGGAGTTGGCCGAGCGCCAGCGGCTCCATGCTTACGAGCTTTCTCTGATCGATCTGACCTTCCAGCATCGCCGGGATCTGGCCCGTCTCACGGGCGAGGAAGACGAGCAGACAATGGCGCGCATCGCGGCCGATGAGTTGGCCGCGCTGCAGCAGCGGCGGGCCGAGGAGCAACTCAGCGCGCAGGAGCGGCTGGACTCCCTGGAGCGCGAACGCCAGCTCATCCTGGAGATGGCGCAGGCCGGCGAAATGCCGGAGCCGGCCGCCAGGGACGCGCTGCAGTCCACCTTCGAGGCGATGCGGCAGGCGAAGGAGGAACTCGCCGCCCAAGATCGGGCCGCCTTCGAGGAGCAGCGCAAACAGCAGCAGGAGATGCTTCGGCAAATCGAGGGCGAGCAGAAGACGCTGCGCGATCAGATCAACGAGACCGGAGGCCGGATCGTCCAGGTGGCGCAGAACGTCTTCGACGTGCTGGAGAGCCGCCTCAAGGGGCTGGCCAATATCCGACTCGAGCCGGCGGTGGCGGGCGGTCCCCCTGGCGCGGGCCAGGGTGCAAGGGTGTTCAACTTCTACCTGGGCCAGCGGCAGCTAGGGGGCACGGCCGAGATCGGGAAGATCGCCGATCAGCTCGCAGAGCTGCTGGAGCGGGAGGTCACCTATGCGAGGCAGTAGGCGCGGCCTCATTGTATGCTCGCATATACTCAACAGCCGCTTTGTGATCGCGGTCAAGCTCTGCATATGTCTTCCCATAGAGCTGGTGGGCATAGGCGTCGCGGATGGGTGCCAGCGCCTGGTCTCGTGCTTGCTGGGCCTGTTCTTTCTCCTCCACGGCTCTCTGGGCCGCCCTTCGCTGTGCTCGCGCCGGCGCTCCGCGCTCACCCAGATAGTAGACCCCGGTTCCTACCGCAAAGATCAATGCCGTCAGGATCGCCAGAGCGCCCGCTCCTACCAGGAATTCCTTGCGCCGGGCCGGATCACCCAGACGCCGGACCAGGGCATAGAGTGCGAGGCCAACCATAATGCCCAGCAGCGCGGCGATCACGGCCATGTTCAGGCGATACTCCGGCAGTTCTTCCTGCGTGCAGCGCGCGGCGATGGTTATGCCAACGGACGCGCCCAGCGCGGCCGCGCACAAGCCCGTTCGCACTGTGCTTCTCATGGCATGGGACCTCCACGCGCTATGTTCCGTGAATCCGCCCAGGAGCCACAATGTCCAGCACCTGCTATCTGAGCGAACTGGACGGCAGCCAGAAGACCTACCTGGACGAGGACCCGGCCATCTACCAGGATGTGCCGCCCGAGCGCCGGGCCAGCAGCCATGCCACCGCCGACGGCCGGGTCTGGCAGGACTTCGGCGCGCCCGATGTGGACCGGCAGATCAAGCTGCGCACCGACTGGATGAGTCAGGCCACCCTCGATAGCTTCGCCGACAAGTTCGCGCAGGTGGGCCATGCCTGGCGTTGGGTGGATAACCGGGGGCATGAGTATCACGTATTCTTCCGATCGCTGACTTCCGAGTACATCCGGGGCCAGGGGGCCTATCGAGTGGAGATGATCTTCGACGTGCTGCAGGTGGTGGCATGAGCAATCAAGAGCAGTGGGAGGCCCTGTTCCGCACCTGGTTTGGCCGACTGATCATCGATCCCGACTGGCAGATGACAGCCCTGGCCGATGAGCACATCGACGCGTCGGCCAACTACTCGGTGATCCGGCCCCACCGCCAGGTAGTGTTCCGGTTCCGGCCCCAGCATCAGGCATCGAGCCTGATCGCCTGCCATGAGGTCTGCCATCTGTTCCTGAGCCAGATGCAGCACGCGGGCGATGCCATCGCTGATCAGTTGCCGGCCCCCGCGCAGGCCCTGGCCCGCAAGTGGATGGAAGACGCGATGGAGCATGCGGCCGACGATCTCGCCCGCGCCTTCATGCGGGCCTATGGAGAGCACGATGGCTAAACAGGTCAGCCGATACGAGAGCAATGGCAGCACCCCGGCCCAGGCCAACTATGACGAGGGCTCAGTGCATGATGGCGAAAGCACCACTCCCCGCCGGGCCTGGTGGAAGAACACCTCCACCGAGAGCGAGACGCTGGTGGGATGCAAGTTCCAGATCGAAGCGGTCGGCGGGAACGACGGTGATGACTACCTCCAGATCGCGCCCGATGTTCCAGTCGACGCCCCTGGGCAGCCAAGCTCTGCTCTCACCACAGGGATCGCCCTGGAGATCGGCTACTACGAGCATGCCATCACCTTCGTGACGGCCAATGGCGAGACTCCGGCCGGCACCAGGCGCTCCATCACCACCACCTCTGGCAACCAGAAGGTCAATCTCAGCAACATCCCCACTGGACCGGCCGGAGTTACCAAGCGGCGGGTCTATCGCACTGCGGTCGGAGGCGGGGCGCTCAAGTTCGTCGCCGAGATCCCGGATAACGCCACCACCACCTATCTCGATCAGACGCCGGACGCGAGCCTGGGCGCGGCGCCGCCCACCCTCAACACCTCCGGCGCGCCGGGCACCTGGACGGCCGCGGATATCACCATCGGCAATCTCAGCGTCGGCTCTTATGTGGCCTGCTGGATGCGCTACAACGTGCCGCTCGGCACGGCCCAGGTGGGCAACCCGCGCTATGCCAAGGCGACCTTCGTGGAGACGGGAGCCTGATGATCACCGACTCCCAACAGGTCCAGGTCGAGGTCCTGCAGCGAGTCATCGATTCGCAGATGCTGCAGGCCTCCGTCTACACCCATCGGGTCACCGATTCGCAGCAGCTGCAGATGACGGTCTCGCCTCGGCTGCGGGATTCTATAGAGCTGCGGGTGACCGTCATCAACCAGGCGTTGGCGGCCGGGGCGGCCGAGAAGGTGCTGGCGCCCGAAGCCGACATCAACTTTGTCTAGGAGGCAGCAGCCATGATGGCGACAGCAGAAAAGGTGCAGTGGAGGTGCCGCACCACAGTGCGGAAGTTCGACGGCGATGTGGATGAGTACATCGCCCTCTACGGCGAGGAGGAAGGCCAGCGCCGATTCTATGCGGAGCATGCCCCGACCGAGGAGATCGTGCGGGAGGAGAATGTGCTGCTCCGCGTCGGGATCGAGACCCTGTGGAAGCTGCTGGCCGGCCTATCGGCCACCGCCTACAGCAACGCGAACGCGCGCCTGGGGGTGGGCAATGACAACACCGCCGCCCAGGACACCGATACCGACTTGCTCGGGTCGAGCACTGCCTGGAAGGCGATGGAGGTGGGCTATCCGGTGGTGGGCGCGCTGGCGGACAAGAAGATCACCTTCCGCTCCATCTTCGGATCGGGCGAGGGCAACTTCGCCTGGCTGGAATGGGCGGTCGACAATGGGGCCGCTTCCCACAAGCTCCTCAACCGCAAGGTCGAGAACCTGGGCACGAAGTCTTCAGGCAGCTGGCAACTCACGGTCGAGATCAGTTTGAGCTAGCGGAGGCCATCGCATGGCTTCCGAGACTCTGCTCCAGCCCGGCGCGGCCGGCAAAGATGCCGAGATACGCGAGGCGTCGCCCGGTACTAACTACGGGTCGGCCGCCTCGATGTACATCAACCGCGCCACCACGGCCAGCCGGTACCGCTCCCTGATCCAGTGGGACCTCTCCGGCCTGGGCATCACCCAAGGCAGCCAAGTCGCGTTCGCCAAGATGCTGCTGCATCCGGCGCAGGCCCCGACTGGCACCTTCCCCGCCACCGCGCAGGCGAAGCGGATCACCGCCTCCTGGGTCGAGGGCGAGGTCACCTGGAACAGCCGGCAGAGCGGGGTGGGCTGGGGCGCGCCTGGCGGCGATTTCGACGCGGCCACCATCGCCTCTCAGGACATCAACACCGGGGTCCGGGATAACGCTGGGTGCTGGTTCCACTTCGTTCTCAGCCAGTTGCTGCGCGACTGGCTTGACGCGGTCTACAGCAACTACGGTCTCCTGCTGAAGCTCGACGCGGACCAGGCCGCCGCCACCACCGCTGGTTTCCGAACCTCCGATCACACCACGGCGAGCGAGCGTCCGATCCTGTGGGTCGAGAACAAGACCAGTCCGATGAACCTGGTCCCGACCGGGGCCGGCTACTATCAGCAGTGGCAGAATCCCGGCTACGGCCTGGCGCACTATGAGGCGGTGTGTCTGCCCCCGAACCTAGCCGCCGAACCGCTCGATGATTACAGCCACAGCATCAACTCGGGCGTCTCCGATCTGATCGAGAGCTTTGTGATCAGCGGCGGGGTGCCCGGCTCGGCCACCATCAGTTCGGTCAAGGTGGTGGCCAGAGTGCGCCGGTATGCTTCCACCGGCAACACTCTCGGGCAACTCGGCGTGCGCGTTGGGGGAGTCGATTACTGGCATGCCACCGGCTTCGAAGAGAACGCGGGGGTCTGGACCGAGGTCGAGCGGGAATGGACGACCAACCCGGCCACCGGCCAGGCCTGGACTGCGGCTGAGGTCAACGCGCTGGAGCCCCTGATCAAGCGATACAGCGGCACCGTCTCCTGCCGCATGTGCCGCATGTATGTGCGGGTCACCTTTAGCGAACTGACCGCCAAGTCGAGTAGCGATAGTGGCACCGGCACGGAAGGCGCGAGCCAGGTCGTTCATAACGTCGTTGTCGCCTCTGATTCCGCCGTCCTCGATAAGGAGCGCGCCGGCTACTACGTCCTGGAGCGGATGTTCTACATCCCGGAGGGGCCGCAGGGGCCGCCTTGGGCATGGGTCTGGCATCCGGGGGTGGAGGCCTTCTACCAGCAGCAGCAGACCGGGGCCGGCGCCGAAGGCGCCGGACAAGTCGTCCACAACCGGGTGACTGGTTCCGATTCCGGGGCGCTCGTCGACCAGAAGGTCGAGCCGCCTGTCGTCGAGCACCTGCGTCTCGAGCCGATGGTTGGCGCGGAGCTGGCCGCCCTCTGGTACGAGATCGCGCTCAGCGATGCCAATGCCTCGTCCGATGATCAAGCGGTGCTGGAGATCAACCCGGTCGCGGGCAGCGACTCGGGCGCGGGCGTGGACACCGCCCAGACCCCTGTCGGCTACTATCAGGGTGTCGACAGTGGGATCGGCGCCGATGCCCAGACCGGGTTGGCCGCGACGCTCAGCGGGATCGCCGATTCGGCGGCCGCACTCGAGACTGCCCAGCGGGTTGCCATCCTCTCCCGTCAGATCAGGGCCTGCACCATCGAGTCCTCGCTGGAGGCGCTGGCCGACGGGTTCGACTTGACCCTGGTGGAATCCGACCCCAGCCTTCCCCTCCTCCCCAAAGCCCAGCTGTGGCGCTCGCTGGATGAAGGAGACCTGGTGCAGGTGCGCCTCGGGCTGGCCGGCCTGGGGTTCGATGACTATGGCGTGTTCCGCATTGACGGCGCGGCCGCCCGCATCTCCGAGCGGGAGATCGTCACCGACCTGCATGGTCGGGACAAGGCGGCGCTGCTGATCGAGGAGCGGGGCCGCGACATAGGGGGCTTCCGACTCGGGGCCTATTCGGAGCAGGATACCACCCAGGCCACCCGGGCATATGCGAGCACCATCGCCAGTCGTCTGGCGGCGCTCGTGGGCCTGAGCCTGATATGGGACGCGCCCAGCTACCCCCTGAAGGAGTTCGACATTCGCCCCGATGAGTCGATGAGCAGCGCCCTCGCCCGGCTGCTCGGCCCCCTTCAGATGAGCCGCCGCTATCGCACCGATGCCTGGGTGGACGGCGACAACCTGGTGGTGCGCCGCCGCGGCAACGGCCCTGTGGTGGGCACGGTCGATTGTCGCCAGGGCCTCGTGCGCGGCATCTCCCGCGAGCGGCAGGCAACCGTGGGCGAAGTCGATGTGTGGGGCGGCACCGAGGTGGTGCGCACCACCTATGTGCCGGAGGATCATCCCGACGAGAAGGGGCCAGATGACCGCGAGAGCGCGGTGGAAACTGAGGATGATGGCTCTGGCCATCGCGTAGTCAAGACCTACCTTCAGAAACCGGATGGCGCCTGGGTGCAGGTCCAGGAGGAAGTCGAGGACCAGGACTTCCAGGAGGTCTGGGACGGCGATCGCTGGATTGGCCGCATCCTCATGGAATCGCGCACCACCCTGACCACCAACATGCACCTGTCCACGAAGAAGATCGAACGGCGCACTGCCAAGTTCAGCTACGATCCCGACTGGCGTCTGATCCGCCGAGAGGAGAACAAGCGCGTCTACGATGACGATACCCATGAGTTCGAGCTGAAGGAGAAGAGCCTGGTCTGCTGCGAGCAGATCACCCCCACCGATGTGCGCAATACCACCACCGAGTGGAAGATCGTGGCCGGCGAGCCGAAGATCAAGACAGGGTTTCCCACGCGGGTCGAGCAGCCCGGCACGCTGCAGTCGGCGCTGCAGATGACCTCCTTGCCCGACCATTCCTGGAAGCAGGAGGAGGATGGCAGCCAGCCGACCCGGCTCCGCGCGGTGGAGGAGACCAGGCGGTATCACGGCAGCGCCATCGGCACGGTGGGCGGGATTCCCCGCGAGCATTCGGACGCGAATCTCATGAGCGACAGCATCTGCGAGCTGATCGCCGAGGATATCGCCTCCGAAAGCGGCAAGTGGCTCTATCAACTCGAGCTGTTCTGGCCGCGGCCTTTCCCCTATCGCAAGGGCGACCGGGTGACCCTTACCAACCTGCCCGCCGAGATGTCTGATATGGTGGCCATCATCACCCGCCTGCGTACGCAGTTCGACGTGACGGAGGCGGCGTGGGTACATGAGGTCTCCCTGGAGGCATGGGCCGACTCATGAGCGCGCGCTTGGCGAGAGTGATACGGCGCATCCTGCGCGGTGGCGACAAGGCCGGTCTGGCCCGCGTCTCGGCCATTCGCTCGCCTGGCGAAGTGGCCCTCGAGGGGCGGCATGAGCGCGTGCTCGTGGCTGGCAATCGGATGCCCGCCCTGGGCGAACTGGCCCCCTGGGCACGCGTGGATCAGGGGATGCTGGTGACCTGCAGGAACATGCGCTCTCTACTCCCCACTCTCTTCGCGCCGGCGGTCGGGAAGCAGTGGGACCAGGTGCTGGTGGCCGCCGACAGGCCCAGCACGAAACTCGGCGTGGCCCACCGCGATAGCAGCGGCCGTTACTGGGTGAAGACGGGCGTGCAGTACTTCAGCCAGGAGGTCGAGGGCTTTCTCACCTCCAACTGGACCTACCGCGGCCAGGGCATGCATGCAGATGTGCAATGCGGAGCGACGCTGGCAGATGGAGATTCGATCATCGAGGTTGGCAGGGAGCCGTTCGGAATCTATGCGCGCCGGGTGAGCATTGATCCTGACACCGGCAACCTGAGCTTCGGGTCTCTCGAAGGCCCACTGCCATGCAGCTTCGAGGGGCAGCCGCTGGACGCGTCGATGTGCCAGGACGGGGATGGCTACTTCCATATCGCGAGCTGGTCGAGCTATCCCTACATCACCGAGCCGCCCAAGTGGCAGGAGCATATGTGGCGCAGCAACGCGCCCAACAGCCTCTCCGCGTGGACTGAGAACTTCTATGCTCTCCACGACAACCCGCCCGAGAACTGGCGGCGGCCCTGGCTCTGCGTGGTGAATGGCGCGCCGGTCCTCTTCCGCATGAGCAGTCTCCAGGTTGACGAGACGATGTACGATGACGTCATCTACCGGGTATGGAGCGGGGGCGCATGGGGAGCGGCCGCAGATCCCGGCTTCGACGCCTATGGCTTTCAGTTCGCTTGCATGGGCCTCCCGGATGGCCGTCTGCATGTCGCCTACCAGGATCAGGCGCGCGGGCTCGTCTGGAAGCAGGGCCGCCTGAGTGGCGGCGCCATCGCGTGGGAAGATGAGGCCGTCCTCCTCGACTTCTGGTATGGGGCCACCGCCGCCTTCCAGCGGAACTTCGAGGATGATTCCGCCGCTGAGGTCGCGTGGGCCACCAGTCGTTACCCGGACATGGGCGCCGGCCGACTCTTCCGGTATGGCCTCCCTCCGGGCAATGACGAAGAGGATATCGAGGACCCCAACAACCCCATCCTGCCCATCGCCGATACCACCCGCGGGATCGTGGCCGGCGGCGGCATGGAGACACCCTCCGCGCGCGACGGCTTCTGCGCCTTCCGCCAGGGCGATGACGTCTATGCCGCCCGGATCGTGGAGGCCGAGTGATGAGCGCCGGCCGGCTGTATCGAGCTATCCGAAAGCTTGGCGGGAAAGCGAATCCGGCTGTCATCGGGGTGGTGGCCGGCATGGATGGACCGGAGACCTACCGGGTGCAGGTCAAGGGCATGAAGTATGTGGTCTCATCTATCGGCGGGGCCTCGGCCGAGATCGGCCAGTCGGTGGCCCTGCTGATGGATACACAAACCGGCCAGCCCATCGGGCTGCTCGGGCCAGTCAAAGCATAGGAACGGAGGCGAAAGGCGATGCCAATCTATCACGAGACGATCACGAAGACGGCCGTATCGAAGGCGGCCCTGGAGGTGGTGCTACCACCTCGCGACCTGGGGACCCTGCCCAGGCGGGCGCTCAGCTTCACCAATACGGGCGTCCTGGCGCTGGCCAGCGCGAAGATTCAGGTCGGGCCAACGGCCACTGGCCCATGGTTCGATGAAGACCTGACCGGCCACGCGCTGCTGACTCTGGGGGCCGGCGCAAGCTGCGTCTACCGCATGGATAGGGTAGACCGGTGGGTGCAGGTGCAGGCGCAAGGGGCCGCGGGCGAGGGGCAGAGCGACCTCACCATCTACATCGATGCACTCGGAAGCTGAAGCAAGAGTCTCAGACACTTCACAGGAGAGGTCAGAGGAATGGACTGGGGCGCACTGGTGAAGGAGGCCGGGGCGGCAGTGGCGATGGCGGCGCTGTTGCTGTGGCGATTCGAGAGGATGATGAACGCGCGGGCGATAGCCGAAGCCCAGGCGCGGGATGCCTTCCTGAAGACGCTGGAACAGGAAAGCGAGCGCAACCGCACCTTCTTGGGCAATCACATGAGTGAGAACCGCGCGTCTCAGAACCGGATGGCCGAAACGCTGGGCCACCTCTGCGAGCAGAGCGCGGTGGTGGCGGCCGTCATTCAGAAGTGCGCCGGCGCGACGGAGGGCGAAGGAGGACGCTGAGATGCGCAAGATCGATATGATCGTCGTCCATCAGACGGGCACCCCGACCGGCACGCTAGAGTCGATCCGGCGCTACCACAAGCAGCAGCTCGGGTGGTCTGATATCGGCTACCATTACCTCATCACGCGCGACGGCAAGGTGCACAAAGGGAGAACGAACAGCGAGGTGGGCGCGCACTGCAAGGGTGACAACGCGACCAGCCTCGGGGTCTGCTGCGTGGGCGCGGGCGACGCGCTCCCCGTCGGTTCCGGCTACATGACCCAGGCCATATGGGATAGCCTGTTTGCGCTGGTGCAGCGCCTGGCCGCTGCCTATAATGTGCCAATGCACCGCGTGGTGGGACACCGAGAGAGGCCCTCCGGCATTGAGCAAGGCAAGACCTGCCCGGGCTTCGACGTGGCCATCATGCGGAATCTGCTGCGAAAGGAGGTGTGAGCATAGTGTGGAGCTGGATGAAGTACCTCTACCTGGCGATCCGGCTGGGCACGCTCTGGGATAACCTCAAGGGCGTCCGCGCGAGCGATCCCGCGACGACCAGCGAGTCCTACCAGCCGGCCGCGGCCGCGGTGCTGAGCGATCCAGGCGTGCAGAGATGGATCGAGCGGCTCTCCCCGGAGGATCAGGCGAAGTTCACCGAGGGACTGCCTACCTTCGTGTGGGCGCTCGATGCAATGACCGAGTAGGCGCACAACCCTTCTTCGCGACCCCCCTTCCAGGCCCCGGCGCCTCAGCGGGGCCTCGGCGCGTCTGGCTCCCCTCACGTCGCCCCACGTCCCCCGACGCTGCCCTGTGTGCGCCCCCTTTCGGCTTGACTTTCCTCGGCATCAGCGTGAGTCATGTGTCCTGCAGAAACCACCACGGGTTCTGCCGGATTGCAGGCATGTCATGGGTGACTCAGACCGGAGCCGAGGAATACCAAGGTGAAGCAGACGCAAACAACGAGCAGGAAGGCAGAGCGATTCAGTTTCGGTTGTGAGATCGAATGCTTCCTGCCGCAGACTGAGATCGAGCGGGCCGGCATCAGGATCGGCTCCTACCACCACGGTTGCCCCTTGCCTTTCCCCTTCCCGCAGGGCTGGACCGCGGAGCGAGACGGCAGCCTCTGGACCGACCGCCCTGGCTACGTGCCAGTCGAGATCGTCAGTCCCATCCTGCAGGGCCGGGCCGGAATCGAGCAGGTCAAGCTGGTAGCGGAGAAGCTGAAGACTCTGGGGGCGGTGGTCAATCGCAGCGCCGGATTCCACGTGCATGTCGGTTGTGAGAGCGTCGCCGGCCCGGAGGTCGGGGCCATCGCCGAATGGGTCGCGAAGCTGCTCTACCACGTCGCCATGCACGAGACTGCGCTCTACGCATCGACCGGCACGCACCAGCGGGAGAACGGGCGCTATGCCCGCACCATCAAGGCCCGCAAGGAGGACGCGGACCGCATCCGCAAGGCGAAGTCGCCTGAACGCAAGCGGGAGGAGCTTTCCTGGCTCGTGAATCAGGCGGCCCGCTACCACACCCTCAACCTCACCAACCTGTTCACCTCCAAGGCGACGGTCGAGTTCAGAGCCTTCGCTGGGACCGTCGAGTGGACAAAGATGGTCGGCCACATCTGTACCTGCCTCGCCCTCGCCGAGCGCGCCACCGAGGTCGCCAAGATGGACTGGGACGCGCTGGCGAGCGAGCGCACCTACCACGTCCAGGGCCAGGGCCTGCGGGAAGTCAACCGGCTCTTCTACCTGGCCGGCTGGACGATGGGCCGGCGCAGCGTGGGGGAATCACAGGTTGAGATGGCCGGCTGGATCGCCGACCTCGAAGATCTCCAGCCGGTGAAGAGAGAGCTGAAGCGCCTCGCCCGCAAGTATGACCGGGGAGGGAATTGAGATGATTCGCTCCACGCTTCAACTCGAGGACGGGCGTTGGATTCGCATTGAGCGCAGCTATATGTTGAGCCGCTGGGGGAACACCCTGGGAGAACGGGTTCGCATCATCATCGGGGCTGGTGCGAACCGGGAGGTCAGCACCTACAAGTTCTTCGGGCTGCAACCAGACGGCGCAGCAGAGACGAAGGCGGTGACCCGCTGGCTTGCAGAGCACCCCACCGGCGGGCAGGCCGGGGAAGCGGATGGGCGCTGACATGACCCGCCAGGTGCATATGCTCAAGCCTCAGGATGTTGAGGAGATTCGCCGCGCCGTCGCGGACCAGAGAGTGCGGCGGGGCGAGCGTCCCTGGTACTACGCGCCCGGCTGGGTCTACGGTGAGATTGATGTGATCACCGGCAGCGGCCGGGCTGTCTGCCGGGCATGCGGCCGCCGCATCGCCAAGGGCGAGCGCGCCCTCAAGATCGGGGTCGACTTCACCGGGCATGGATCGTGGACCGTCATCGAGGTCCAGATTCATGACCGAGATTGCTTGGAGGTGCAGTAGGTGTGCGGCGTCTTCGGCTTCATCGGCCGCTACGAGAAGACCGAGCGCGACCTGGTGGCCACCTTGATGATGAAGCTGGCGCTGGCCCACCAGGAGCGGGGCGATGATGCCAGCGGCTATGCGGCGCTGACGGCCGGCGGCAAGCTCCTCTGGGATAAGCAGCCCTGGCCGGCCCGACGCTTTTTCACGACCCAGATCTTCGCCCCGGTCTTCGGCAAGCATCTGGTGGCGGTCATCGGCCATACCCGGCACGCCACCTTGGGTGCGCCGGCCGTCAACAGCAACAACCATCCACACCTGGCCGGCGACTGGGCGGTCGTCCACAATGGCCATCTTCACGGCCACCGCATAATCGCCCTGAGCCACGGTCTGCGCCTGACCTCGGAATGCGATTCCGAGCTGCTGGCGCGGGCGCTCGCCTGCTATGGCGAGGTGGATGGGCCGATCGTGTGCCTGGGCATGGGTGGCAGTCAATCGGTGCTGGCGATAAACCGGCGCTCCCGTCATCTGCTCGCCTGGACCAACGGCGAGCAGCCGCTCGTGGCGTTCCGAGTTGACGGCCTGCCCGGACTGTGGTGGGCCTCCACCCAGGCGATTGCCACGCGGGCTCTCGACGCAGTGAATCTCACCGCTCACTTCGCCGCCGCCCGGCCCGAGGTTGTATACCGGCTGGAGCTGAGGCAAGGCGAGGTGGCGGTGCACACGGACAGCCCAGGAGAGTGATGATGACCAGCACAGAGGCCAAGGAACGCATCGAGCGCCACCTGCTGGCGAAAGGCTACAGCAGAAAGCAGGGCCAGCGCCACACCTACCTAGTCCATCCCGATGGGCAGGCCCGCTACATGCTGACCAGCCGCACGGTCAAGCGCCAAAAGCGCTTCGAATGGGGCTGGCAGAACGTGAGCCGCGCCGCCTCGCTGATTGACGTGGCGAAGAG